GGGCCATGATTAAAACAAATACTGCGAGGGAATTTATTGATGGGGTAAATATTGATGCTGGTATTAATACAGATTTTTACATTAGATTTAACTCATCAATCCCATTGGATAAGCAATTGTGGGTAGAGTATAACAACAACTTATACAAAATAACAAATCCCGATAACATAGACAAAGACGATAAGACAATACGATTAAGAAGCATTGAAAAAGGCGATAAAACAATAAATGCAAATAAGAGATGATAAAAGTTAAAGAAAGCTCACAAAATGCAAGAACACTTAAATTTCTTTATGATATGCCAGTTGAATTAACAAGGGCTATTCGTCAAGGGTTTTATGTATCTGGAAAGCAATTGGTAGCTGATTTAAACAAAGATATGAAAGCACCTAAAAGCGGTAAGGCTTATAAAGTTTATCGTGGTATAGGTGGTAGTAAATTAAAAAAAGCAAGAGTTCATATAGCATCAGCACCAAGCGAGACACCAGCGGTTATAACTGGTAAATTTAGAAAGTCGGTTGATTTTGCCGTTCGTGGAAATAGAGAATTAGAATTTGGGGCAAACGAATCTGCTCCAGAATATGCGGAGTTTCTAGAAAATGGAACATCTAAAATGGAAGCAAGACAGCCCTTCAAAAGAACAGTAATTAAAAACAAAGAAAGGATTAAATCAAATATTGACACTCGTTTAAAACAAGCATTAGGAGGCAAGAAATGAAAGCAATTCAAGTTGTAAATAGATTAAAAGATATTTTACCAAAATACACTGATGATTTTTCAACAATAATAAATGTTTCTTCATTGACACGAGCTGGCTCAACTATAACTTGCACCACTGCAACAGCTCACAATTTAGAAACTGGAAATTATGCAACAATAAGAGGAGCAAGAGAGCCTATTGCAATAACTACAATTACCTTTTTAAATGGCATAGCAACAGCAACTTGCCCATTAGACCATAAGCTAAGCGACCCTTCTTTATTTTCTCCTGCTAATTTACCGCTTTATGTCGAAATATCTGGAACAACTGGATATAATGGTGCTTGGGAATTAGTAAAGGTGCCGAGTAAATTAGTTTTTACATTTAAAGTAAGCGGTAGCCCTTCCAATTATTCAGGAGGTTTTTTATTGTTAGAAGACCAAGAGGGATATAATGGCTATAAACAAATTACCAAAATAGATGCAACAAGTTTTAGCTATACCACAACTGGGACAATGTTATCACCAGCACAAGGAACAATTAAGGCAAGCACTGGAACAAGAATTGATTATTCAGCAACACCACAAAGAATACAAGACCACTATTCTGCAAATGCAAGCGGTTTATTAGAAACTTGGCTTTATGTCGTAATGGGGCAAAATCAAGCCTTTAATGATGATAATATTGTCGGCGATGCTTCAAGTGCTAAAATGAAAAATCAAGATTACTTTAACACGACTCAACAAGCATTTAGTTTATTTGTTATTATTCCATCAAAGACATCAATATTAGGCGGAGATATTGCCGACACTGCGAGAGGTTATTTAGTGCCAATATTAAAGGCTTTAGCAAATTATGTTTTCACAAGTCAACTAAGCGACCAATATTCTCAATCGTGCCAATATGTGGCCAATGAGTCTGATGATTATATTGAAGCTACTTATACACATAGATTTGATTTTACAGTAAAAAACATTATTCAAACGACTGATACCGTTGATTTTAACAATGGAGTTCCTATACAAAGAGTCGAAGGTGTTTTTGAAAATGAAAATATGGATTATGATTTAAATACCCGCTAAATCATAGTTTTTATATTTGAAAATAACTGCAAAAAAACAAAAAATAAATACATTAATTAAAAATTGTTTTTATGAAAATTAAATTAAATCAAGATTTAGCAACTCCACAAGGTAAATTACTAAAAGACCAATTTATTGAAATTGCCGACGATAATGGAATACCAACAGACCATTTTTGGAGAAATAGATTAAAAGATTCTGCAATTGATAATTGCATTGAAGTTATATCAACACAAAAAAAGGATAAAAAATAATGGGCTCATCATTTCCTAACATTACATCTAATATAAAATCTGCATTAACTGCAAAAGATGCGGGCGAACGCTCCATTCTTTTAGTTGGTTGTATGACAAGCGGAACTGCTTCAAGCGGTGAATTAAAAGAAGGTATTATTTCTAAAAAAGAATTTAATGATTTCTTTGGCGCTAAATCACAAATTGCAAAAGCTGGTAGAGCGATTATTGACGCCCTTTCAGTTTCTAAAATAAAACCAAAAGTATCTGCAATTGGCTTAACTGATAATGCTTCAGGAGTTCAAGCAACTGGTTCAATTGCTTTTAGTGGAACTGCTACCGAAGCTGGAACATTAACAATTTACATTGACTCTAAATTCAATGGTAAATATGAAATTGTCGTTGCAAGTGGAGACACTGCAAGCGCAATTGGAACAAAATTAGAAACTGCAATCACTGCTAACGCTTATTCACCAGTAACCGCAGTTAATACCACTGGTTCAGTTGCTTTGACTGCAGTTAATGATGGAACACAAGGCAATACTATTGGATTAAAAATTGATGGAACTGTGGCAGGAATTACCGTAACACTAACTGCAATGGCAAGTGGTGCAACCAATCCTGTTTTAACTTCATTATTCGACCCAGTCGCCGACAAGAGATATACAACAATTATTTATCCATCTGATTGGGGCGTCTCAACATTAACTACTTTCACCGAAGCAAGATTTAATGTTGATAATAAAATTATTGATGGCGTTGGCATTACTTGTAAAAATGATACTTACGCTAATCATAACACCGCAGTTGATGCTTTAAATCAAAAAACACTGGCTTATATTGTTAATAATGCAATCAATACATCTAAACATAAAGGCGGTGCGATTTTTGAAAATCCTTTTGTTATTTCTGCAATATTCGGAGCTTTAAGAGAATTAAGATTAACTGTTGGTGCTAATGTTTCATCAATTACAACTAATGGACAATCAATCGGCGGTAATTATTTTGGTGGTATACCTTATCACAATACACCAATTAATTTATTGCCAACTATTGAAACTGGACAAGATTTTACTGATGTTGAAGCTGATGAATTACAAGCCAGCGGAGCATTATTGTTAAGAAATAATCCATCAAATACATCAATAATTGTTAATGAAGCGTTAACTACTTACAAAACTGATGCTTTAGGACAAGTCGACAAAACCTTTAAATATTTGAATTATGTCGATACTTTAACAATTACCAGAGATTATATTTTTAATAATCTAAAAGCTGATTTATCACAACACATTTTAACAACTGGCGATTTAATCGCTGGTAGACCAATGGTTAATAAACAAGGCTTTATAGCATTAATGAAAAAATATTATGGTGTTTTATCAGGCTATAAAACTAATAACAATAATTATGTTTTATTAAGAGCTAGCGAAGCTGATTTCCAAGCTTTTGTTGATGCCTTAGAACAGTCAGTAACAATCACTTTAATAGACGGTAAAATTACTGCGGAATCAATAGCTAATATTGTGACTCAAGTAAGACAATTAATTGTTAATTTCACTCCAACTTTTGAATAAATAGAATTATGGCAATACTACAACAAGGCGATTTATCTATAAACGGAACTCCAATTGCTTACGAAGGTAAGATTAAAATTGAAGCTGGTTCTATTAAAAGAGTTGTTGCTCCACAAGTGAACGGCTCCAAAATTATTACTAGCGATATTTCAACAAATATTAGTAAAATTACAGTTCCAGTAAGAGTAACTCCTGCAAGCAATAAACAGTTTGACAGCTTTTATAATAATGGCGATAACAACACAATTACTTTTAGAGACCAAAACTTTTCTTCTTGTGCAATGGAAATGTTGCCAGAGCGAGAAGATTTAGGAGTTGTTGAATATGTATTCTTCTGAGACCCAGCTTTATAATATGACTGAAAGCATTATTTTTAATTTAACAGCACCAATAAAAGTCCAAGCCAATACAGACGGCAAGAATGAATTTATTGAATTAGATAAAATTTACTTGAAAGCTCCAAGCTATAAAGAAAAGAATAAAACACTTGTTTTAAAAAAGAAATTTCTTGAAGCGGTGCTTTTATTGCCTTCTTATATGTCAAAGCAGGAAGCACAACAAGAAGTCGGCGAAAGTAAATTTGATGCAAAAGCAATAAAATCACTTTTATTTTTATTTAAAGATTTTGATATCGTAAGTTATTTTAAGCAATTCGAAAATTTACTTTTAGATGTCGCTTTTAAAGACGAAGCAATGATGCAACCATTAATTGCCATCGATATTAACAAAATTAGCGAAGATGATTTTGAGGAGCTACTGGCTAAATATTTAGAGGTTTTTTTTATTGTTTCGTGGATGAAAACTTTAAGCTAGAATCCCTAATTTGTAATTTAGCTTATTTTTATAAGGGTTCGGCAAGTATGGATTGGCTAGAATCGCAACCAATACCAAAACTTATAAGATTACAAAAAGAGGCGGAAAAAATTAACAAACAACTAGAGAAAAATGTTTAAAATATCTTACATCTATGATTTAGTTGATGAAATAACTCCTCAATTAAAGAAAATTCAATCAAACCTAGAAGCAACAAGAAGTAAGACTCAAGCGGTCGCAAATTCAATGGCTAATTCATTTAATAGCATTGGCGAATCACTAAAAAAAACAAGTCAATCTTTAAAAAATGTTGGTTCAACTTTAGCTCCAGCCTCAATTGCTATGGGATTAATTGGAACTAAAGCAATCACCTCTGCATCGAATTTTGAAACTCTTGGAATTCAACTTGAGATTTTAACAGGCTCAGCGGAGAAGGGAAAACAATTATTTCAAGAATTAGCCACATTTTCAGCACAAACACCATTTGAACTGCCAGAGATTACGAAAGCTACTAACTTATTACTTGGTGCTACAATAAGTCTAGATAAAGTCGTGCCTACACTAAAAGTCCTAGGCGATGTTTCTGCTGGTTCAGGTGCTGATTTACAGGGTTTAGCTAGGGTTTTTGGTCAAGTTGCCGGTGCTACTAGATTATTGGGGCAAGACGCTAATCAATTTATTCAAAATAGTATTCCAATTTATGCATTATTATCAAAAACAACTGGCAAAAATATTGATGAATTAAAGAAGTTAGGCGAACAAGGACAAATTTCTTTTGACTTGGTAAATAAAGCTCTAACCCAAGCAACGGAAAAAGGGGGGATGTATTATAAGGCTACAGAAAAACTTTCTAAGTCGCTTGGCGGACTTTATTCAACCCTAAGAGATAATGTAAATATGGCTTTTGGTGAATTAGGTGCGGAGATGGTTAAGGCTATTAATTTAAAAGAATTAATAACAAAAATATCTGACTTTGCGGGCAAATTAACCGAAAAATTTAAATCACTTTCGCCAGAAACAAAAAAATTTATAACTTATGCAGTTTTAATTGTTGGAGTCCTAGCCCCAGTTGCCTTAATTCTAGGGTCTCTTGTTGGGGTGGTAGGATTAATTATAAGCGGGTTTGGGTTGATGGCTGGTGCTTTTGCCTTTTTATTTACACCATTAGGCTTTACTTTATCACTATTTGCAAGATTAGCTATTATTTTATACAATCTTAAAGATGAATTAATAATAATAAAAGATTTTCTAGTTGATAAATTTGCATCGGCTTTTGATTACGTTGCTAACAAAATTAAATTTGTGATGGGTTTAATAAATCAATTCAGAGCTGATACTGCCATTGTTTTAGATTTTATTGGATTAGATAAACTATCATCAATGGTTGCACCTGATTTAAACCAGCCGACACAAATTAATAAACCACAACAATTAACGGCTGGTGGTCAATTAGATGTTAATATTAAGGGCTTGCCTCAAGGCTCTAATGCTGGATTTACTCCAAGACCTAATAACTTCTTGCCAGTTGGTGTTAATTCAGTTTTTGCGGGGTTCTAATGACAGTATTTAACACATCAAGACTACCAGACGGACAATTTCGAGACGCTTATTTCTTTTATCAAGATTACAGCGGTAGCGGTGGAAGAAAAACAGTATCGCACGAATACCCAAACAAAAAAGAAAGATATGTTGAGGATTTGGGCGGATTAGAAAAGAAATTTTCTTTAAATGTTTACACTGATGATAATGTTTCTTATGCTGATAGAGATGCATTGATTGACGCTCTTGATGAATTAGGAGTTGGCGTTTTAGTTCACCCTTCTTTCGGAGATTTAAATGTTGTTGTTGTTGGCTATACTTTTGTTGAGAGTGTAAAAGAATTAGGAATAACAAAATTTTCAATTAACTTTGAAGTCGCTTCTCAAAATGTCTTGCCAACAAAAATAAATGGAAGTAAAGGATTTCTTGCTAATCTTAAATCAAAAATTCTTGGTGATAATGAGAAGGCTTTTGATGCTGGTTGGAAGTCGGTTAAAAATGCAAAGGCAAAATTTGATTCAGGAGTTAAGACACTTAAGAGAACGGCAAATAAAATAAATAATGTTGCTAAGCAAATTCAAGGTGCGGGCGATAGTTTCGCAGATTTCGCAACTTCATTAAATCAAATAGTTGCAAGTGCAAATAGATTGGTTCAATCGCCATCTATATTAGCCTCTAACCTTCGCACCGCTTTTGATAATATGGGCGTTGCTTTTAATAATTCAAAAGATTTATTTAATACTACAATAAAACTATTTGGCTTTAATGAAAGCGACCAAAATATAGTTGGCAACTCGCAAATCCAAAGGGACATAAAAGCAAATCAAGACCAGTTAAATAATTTTGTTAATGTTGCGATTTTAGCGACTGCCTACGATGCTTCAGTTAATATTGAATATAGTAATTTACAAGAATTAAATCAGGTTATAACTGATTTAGAAAATGGATTTAATCAACTACCTAGCGGGATTGATAAAGGGTTATTTGATACCTTAGTTCAAATGAAAATCGAAGCAATAAACATATTATCACAATTAGCAATAAGTCTACCAAATGTTGCTAATTATCAAGTTTATAATCCAATTAGTCTCAATGTATTATGCTATAAATTATACGGCTCTTTAGATTTAAAAGAGACAATTAGATTATTAAATGGCTTTAGCGATACTTCGCAAATTCAAGGAAATATTAAAATTCTAACAAATGTCTAATAAAATATATCTCGAAGTTGCGGGCATAAAATACGAGGGTTTCACTGATATTGCCATTAACTCCGCAATGGAAAATTTTTGCTCATCATTTTCATTTTCAACAACAGTTAAAGAAACAAAATTAGGTAGGGTTATTAATGATATTAAACTAGGTCAAGAAGCTAAAGTTTATATTAATGACAACCTTTTGATAACTGGATTTATTGAAGATTTAGACAAAGAAGTTTCGGCAAACTCACATTCTAAAACTGCATCGGGTCGAGATATTGGCGGAGATATTATTGATTCAGATATTAGGCAAAAATCTTACAATCAAAGAAATTTTGAATTGTTATGCAATTTAGTGCTAAAAGATAATGGTTTTACAATAAAAGTAATTAATAAAGTTGGATTATTAAAATTAGAAGCAAAAGAAACGATAAAAACGGAGCACGGACAATCTATTTTTAATTTTTTGGACAAATACGCTAAGAAATTACAAGTGCTATTAAAAATAGATAATAAAGGCAATTTAACAATTATTCGAGAAGATAATAATATTGTTAAAAATATGCTTATTAATAATTACTCATCAGACACAAATATTTTAACATCAAGGCTAAAATTAAGCACAGTTGATAGATTTAATGTTGTTGAAGTGTATTCACAGAATAATAATAAGACTCATACTAAAACTGGTATCTCACAAAAAGGAAGTGCGATTGACTTACAAATCAGAAAGACAAGAAGAAAAATATTAACAATGGACACCGCAAGCGAAAGTAAATCACTTAAAGCTCTCGCCGAGTGGAACATTAATGTAAGAAGGGCAAAAGGTTCAAGATATACTTGCAAAACTCTTGGCTTTTATTCAAGTAATAATACATTGTGGCAACCTAATACTCTTGTCGATATTGTTGACTATGATATGGAAGTTCAAGGAACATTCTTAATTCAAGGAGTTGAATTTTCACAAAGCCTGCAAGGTTCATTCACAACGCTTGACATAGTCGAGCAAGGATCATTTACATTAAGTGGCGTTAGGAATCTAGCCAATAGTTTTGCTAGTGGTTTAATTGCGTAAATTAATATTCTTTTTTCTGCCAGCAGTTTTCTTAACAACAATAATATTTAATTTATCGCATAACTGCTTAATTGTTAAATAACCGCATTTTAATTGCTTCGATGCTTTGGTTAATCCAACTTTATTAACCAAGGTTTGTAATTCAGTTTTAGTAATATTCATAAATTTATTAAATTTTCTTTAGTTATTATATTTTTTAAAATTAATAATGTGTTAACCTTTTTATGAAGATTATTCTCAATAATTTTTTCTAACCCAGTATTAACATAAAAATTATAGATATTGCAAGTTTTGGTTTGCCCAACTCTATAGATTCGATGTAAGCTTTGCTCCTTATCTTTATAGTCAAATGTTTGACTTAAATAAATTATGTTGTTGCAAAATTGCAAGTTATGGCCAAGACTTCCACTTCCATAAGTGCTTGACAATATTCTCGCTCCATTTCTAAATTTCTCAATTCCCGTTTTATCTCTGCCAGAATATTCAACGCAATCAAAATTCTCTTTTAAATAATCTAATTCATCAATATATTTAACATAAATAATAATTTGACTTCCTTTCAACTCTTGGATTAAGTCAATAAATTTATTATGTTTGTCAACACAAAAAGAGGTGTAACAGTGTTGGAGTTTTTGTGCTATTCCCAAAAAGTCAAAATCTTCGCACATTTCAGAATAAACTTCTTGTTTAAAAAAATAATACTTCTCTTTTTCTATCTCGTGCAATTGACATCTAATATTAATAAAGTTTAAGCTACAATTAATCTCAAGTTCAGCATCGAAAATATAAGGCTTAATAATCTCAATTAAAGCTTCCTCATTATAAGGTTTATTGCCCTTCGCATAACTTCGATAACCTTCTTTTTTGTAAATTAAAAAATTATTCGCAAATTGCCGTTCGGTCATCTTCAAAATATTAGGGTGAATAAATTGAATTTGAGAATATAAATCAAGCAAGCTATTAGTTATTGGTGTGCCATTAAGAATTAATCTAAATTTAAATAAATGCCAATTTTGCAACAATCTTTTTGTTCTTTTAGCAATCGAATTTTTAATTGTTATTGACTCATCAATTATACAAAAACTTGATTTATTTGTTGCTAGATTAACCATTTCTAAATATTTATTATCGCTACTACCAACACCTTCAATTGTAAAATAATGAATTGGCTTGGTTAAGCCACCGCTCCATTTATTTATTTCCTCGACATAAGATTTAGATTTAATCAAAGAGGCTGGGGCAATCCAAATTATGCAATCATAGTCATCTTGTCTTGATATTGCTAAATCCATTGCAACCTTTGTTTTGCCAGTCCCCATTGACATAAACAAAATACCACCCTTGAGCTTACTTAATTTTTCAAATGCTTTTTTTTGATAATCAAAACTATTCATCAACCTCCCAAGATTTAGAAAATTCTTTGTCTTTAAATAATGAAGCTAGCCCCGTGATTTGTTTAAGTCTTAATAGTTCATCGGCAGACATTCCAATATGCTTGATAATCCAACCATCAGACTTCCCCATCTCAACAAGCTCAGAAACTATATTACTCATCAATTCAACGCTATGACTGCCTCTAGCTCTATTGTGTCTAATTGTTGAGGCCATCCTTTCGCCCTGAGGTTTATCTATTACAGAAACGGGCAACATGCCCCCCTCCCTCTCTCTAATTCTATCACTTTTTAACATAGTTGTGTATCTATGATAGCCATCGACAATCTCATATTTATCAATATCAGCTAAGTAATAACAAACAATAGGCATAGTGTAGCCATCTTCCCAAATCGAAATTTCAAGCAATTTCATTTCTGGTGGTGCAACACTATTAGGGTTGTAAGAGTTGGCTTGTATCTTTTCGATTGGAACTGCAATTACATTGTAAACAGGTGATTTATTCATAGCTTCCCTCGTGATTATGTGTTTCATTGCCTTTAACTGGCGGATTAAAAACTGATATTAGAATTGTATCTTTTACTGCCTCAAATTCGTGTTTTTCGTGATTATTCAAAACATAAATTGTTTCTGGTAAAATATGAAATTTTTCACCAGTTTGTAAATCAGTTATAAAAGCCTCACCTTCAAGACAGTAGCAAGCTTCAAAATGTTTTTTATAATGCCAAATTTCTTTTAAACCTTTTGGTAAAATAGTTTTATGAAATGAAAATCCCAAACCGTCTTTTTCAAGAAGAAGCCTTTGCGATTTAAAACCTTTATGTTCAAACTCAACATCTCGTTCAGTCCCAACAATTTCTGATATTTTTCTAATAAACATATTTTTATAAATTTTTATATTTTTCCATTATTTCCCTTTGTCTTTTAATTTGCTCTTGAGTCTGCCCAAGTCCAAGATATTTGCAAGTGTGGTCGTTTCGCAAAATAGTAATTGCAAACCGCTTCCAACTGGCAACAACGCTCGGAGGACAAGATAAGCAATCAAGCTCATCAGGAAATCTTTGAATTACAACTCTTTGCTTAGTTTTTGAACCATGCGGAGTAAACCCATTTAATTTAAAATGGATATTATTTTGCTTTAGCTCTTCAATTATATCATCATGTATGCCCCTTCCCTTCTTTGACCAAAATCTTAATGCTTGACAGAATCTTTGTTTGTAATTATCAGAAACTGGTTTTGGCAATGATTCCAAGAGAAATTTTGTAAAAGACCGCCAAGTATGTCCCGTTGGTAATCTTACTTTCTTCCAATCCAGTTGACTTCCGTAAGTTGCCATAAAATTTGCACCATTTACTCTACAATAGAGTTTTTGCCAAGCCTCGGGGTCAATAACCCGATAAAGATTTAATGAAGATTTAGACTCACTCATAAAAGGACTGGCAACTCGCATAGCATAAGGAGACATCCCCGCTAAATAGAATTTATCATAAAGCTCGTTATAGTCCCAATCAAATCTCACATTGGCAATCCAAATATCATCAACCGCCCAGTCATAAATAGGATAGCAATTATAGACATTATCGATTTTGTGCTTAGTCCATAATTTGCCATCAACCATTTTCTTTTTTTTATTCATTATCGCTCTAAAACGATTTAAGCTTTCATCCGTTCTAATTCCTATCAAGCAAGCTGTTTTTTTCCCCTGTCCATACCACTTGCCGAAATTATCCCAGAATTCATCATAATTCATATTTTCTTTAAAAAAAGGAAATTTATGATTTTCATAATTTACAATATAAGGTTTGTTTGGTATTGGCCTAATCCATCTTTCTTTGTCTTTCTCGCCCCAGCATTGCCATTCAGTGTGATAAGCACTAACGGTGCAAGGTAATGTTATTGGAAGGCAACACCAATAAGGTTCAAGCAAATCAAGATTATTTTCAATTATTCGCTCCATAAAACTAAGACTATCAAGATAATTGGCTTCGTTGTCCAATATCATTATACCCAACTTTCTATCAATCTTATTAGCTCGCATATAATCAAGAGTAAGATTAAGCATAACCCCACTATCCTTACCGCCACTAAAAGATAAATAAACTCGCTCAAAGTTATCAAATATAAATTTTAACCTTTCTTGCGAGGCTTCATAAACATTTTTTTCAAGATATTTTTTCATATACTAATTCATTTATTGGTTCTTGATTAAACACTGGCTCAATATCTTTTGGTTGATAGTTAAATGGCTTAATTTTATCAGCCTTAATTTTTTTTTCTCTTGCGATAAAAGGCGGTATTTTAATATTTTTACCCTCCATAAATCTAAATAATTTATTTGGTATCCAGATTTCTTTTTCTTCAAATAAAAATAAAACCGCCTTTTCTGTGCTTGCAATAATATCGTGATAATGCGCCTTAACCCATTCCTCTTTCATTATGCGAAAGCCTCCTGTAATTCTTTAGCAGTATATTCAACCTCTTCAATTTTAGTAAAAGATGTTGTTTTGCCTTTACCATTTCTAAAGCATTTAAACTTAAAATCTTCGGTAAAGCTAATAGTCATCAAGTAATTGCCTTTGCCGTTAGTTCTAACACATTTAATCGGGTGCCAAAACATTAACTCAGATTTTGGCAATTTGATTAAAACTGCTTTTTCAGTTGAGTTTTGAATTAAGTTAGAATTTGCTTTTATTTGTATCCAGTTTGTCATATAGTTAATTTTTTAGTTAGTTATTAAATTTGTTAAAAAAAATATTAAACAAAAAAAGACAATATGTCAAGAATTATTTTTAAATTATTTTTAACCTAGAGACAAAAGGAGGCAACCGCTATTTTAAAAAAAAGCAAAAAAATATTTTAAGCAATTAATCCGTGATTTTTTAAAGTTGTGATTATACTCGCAATCGCAACTCTTGATTCAGCATCAATAATAGTTCCGCCAGCTGGATTGGATATAGTTGGTTGTTGGCTTCCAACTACTTTGATATTATTTACTTTATACGATACTGCATTAAAAGATTTATCGCAATCAGTGTCGCCAGTGATATTATTCTTGCTTGTTCCTGCTTTAAATCCATTATTCGAAACTCTGTTTTTTATTTCACTATCACCTTCTTGTAATGTTGATTGAGTAATTACATCATAGGGAATACCGAATAAATTTGATTTACTTCCGAGACAACCAAGCAATAAAACAAGTGTTGATTCTGTTGGCTTAACTCTTGATTGGAAGCCATAAGGATAAAGCAATAAAACATCATCGTAAACTTCATTTTGCATTGAAACAACCGTTGCAATTGTGCCATCGGTTTTAGTAATGTAGCCTTTTATAATCATAGTTTTTTTTAATGTTTAATTTGAAAAAAAATTTTATTTTATAATAAATAATTTTATTAAAAATGGCAATAGATTTTAAAATATCACAAAACAAGGGTTATTGGGACATAGACATTGAAAATGGCGATATTGCTAAAACCAATAGTCTTGATACCGCTGTTTATATGTCTGTATTTTGCGAAAAGAGAAGCGATAAAGTAAATGAACCAACATTAAGAAGAGGTCATTTTACTAATCAATTCAATAATGTCGCAGGATATCAAATAGGCTCTTTACTTTGGATTTATACTTCGCAAGCAAAACAAACTGATTCTAATATTACACTAATTGAATCATCAGTTAAAGACGGCTTGAAATGGCTTATTGATGATAATATTATTAGTAAAACAAATGTAAAAGCAACTAAGCTTGATACAAAAGTTAATATCGAAGTTGATTTAATAAATAAATTACAAGTTAATAGTAAATATTATAATCTTTTTTTAAACTTATAAATGGCAATTGAATTTTCAACAATAACACAAATTCAAGAAAGGTTATCAAATGCCTTAATTCTTGCCGTTAACGCTGGTCAATTAGATTCATCTAAACACATTGACCCTAACATTAGAAACTCATTTGCACTAGGACTTGTTAAATCAATGTCAGTCGGCTTCGATGAAAATAACGATAATATAAAAGAAATTTTAAAACAATTATTTCCACAAACCGCAACCGAAGAATATTTAGAATTATGGGCATCTTGGTTTGGAATAACTCGCAAAGACCCAGTAAAAGCCGAAGGTTATGTTGTTTTTACTGGAGTTGCTACAACATCAATACCAAATGCAACTGCTATTCAAAAAGCTGATGGCACACAATATGAGACGCAAGCCAGTGCAACCATATCAGCTCAAACAATTGGTTTATCTAGTTTAACAAGAAGCGGAAGCGTAGCAACTGCAACGACTACGTCAAATCATAATTTAGCAACTGGTGTATCTGTGACGATTTCTGGAGCTTCGCAAACTGAATATAATATCACTGCAACAATTACAGTTATTTCAAATACTGAATTTACTTATGCTGTTAGCGGTAGCCCTGCAAGCCCTGCGACTGGAACTATTAATGCAAGTTTTACAACTGCTTATGTTGCAATAAAAGCGATTGAATACGGTAGCAACGGGAATTCTGCTGGTGGTTCGCAACTATCTCTAGTAAGTCCAATTGTTGATGTTGATGATACTTGTTTGTTAAGTTATGATGGTTTAACGCTTGGATTAAATGCCGAGACTGACGAAGAATTAAGGTTAAGATTGCAAGAAAGGACATCAAGTTTTACGGCACCTTTTACCGCTTCTGGATTACCAGTTTTTATAAAAGAAAAGATTGCTGGAGTAACTAGAGTATGGGTTCAAACCGCGACTCCTTCAGCTGGATATGTTACGATTTATTTTACTCGAGATAATGACTCAAATATTATTCCAATAGCTTCACAAGTAAACGCCGTCAAAAATGCGATAATTGATGTTGATAATGGAATTAAACCCGCAAACACACCAGATAATTATGTTGTTGTATCCGCACCAACTGCGATAAGTATAAACATTACATTTTCTACACTAAGCCCAAATAATGTAGCGATGAAGTCGGCAATAACCCAAGCACTTACAGATTATTTTAAAAGTGCTTCGGTTAATGTCGGTGGTGATATTAGTTTAAATGAATTAAACGCCTTGATTTATAGTGTTGTTGATGAAGAGGGCAACTCACCAACCTTTACTTTATCAGCACCATCAAGCAATACGGCAATAAGCGATTCGCAACTTGCTATTTTAGGAACAATAACTTATCCATAATGTTAAAAGAAAGAACACAAATACAACAAGCGGATATATTAGCACAATACCTAAGGGACGACCCATTGCACGAAGCTAAAAGCAAAGATGGTTCAACGCTTCGAAAAATATTAATTGGATTAGCTAGCGAATGGTTAAATTTTAGAAACAAAATAAATGAAGTCTCTAATGAATACGACCCAACTACTACAACTAAACTTATTGAAGAGTGGGAAGGATTTGTCGGCATTCCCGATACTTGTATTCCAATTGCTTCAACAATCGAACAAAGAAGATTAAATATATTGCTTAAATTAGCGGGCATTAATGCTACAACAGAAAAACAATTTAAAAATATCGCTTTAATTCTTGGCTATAATATTCAAGTTTCAAATGGTGTTGCAACATCAACATTTCCACTAACATTACCATTTTTATTGATTAGTGAGGCTTCTGCACCATTTACAATTGTTATAACGCTTCCAGCGTCTTTACAACCTGCTGGCTTTCCATTAACCTTACCATTTACTTTAACGGCTCAACAGCCCGAGATTGTTAATTGTTTGTTTAATAAACTTAAGCCCGCAAATACACAATTATTTTTTAGGTATTCTAATGCTTAATAATTTTATTTTTTAAATACTATGTCTGATATAAATACATCAAAAGCTGACGGAAACACAGTATCCGCTTCGGAATTTAATCAATTAGCGGAGATTGATAATTTAATTTCTACAAGTGGTCAAACACCATCAACAACAAATCTTGAACAAATCTCAATTGGTTCTGCTAGATATTCGAGTGCTGGTCAATTCTATACAGATGGCGGGACTGCAAATGCTTATGTGTTAAGCCCAGTTTCTCCTTTTAAATCGCCTGTATCGGCAACGGCTGGCGAAGGTTATTTTAACGGAATGATTATTTGTTTTCGTGCTGGCAATGCCAATACTGGAGCATCAACAGTTAATGTCAATGGTGCTGGTGTTAAAAATCTTTTAAAACAAGATGGAACTGCTTTAAGTGCTGGCGATATTCCATCCAATTCAGATGTTGAATTCAGATATAATGGAACTTCATTTTTGCGGGTTTTAGGCAAAGCCACCACCGCAACACAAGGCATAGCATTTTTATCAAATCCAATCACTATTGCTAACAATACACTCGATGTAAATAATGACATTGATTTTAGTGCGGGAAATGCTCCTCTTGATGATGGTTCTGGTCAAGTTTTATTATCATCAATTATTGTTAAAAGACTTGATGCTTCTTGGGTTGCAGGGACAAATCAAGGCGGATTATTTTCTGGGACAAAAGCCAATTCAACAAAATATTATTTATTTGTTATAACAAATGGCACTATAAATGATGCAGGCTTTGACATAAGCCCTACTGGTGCAAATATTCCAAGCGGTTATAAAGGCGCTTATCGAGGAATGGTTAAAACAGATAGTTCTGGTAATATTCTTGCATTCAAACAAACAAGAAACAAATTTCTCCTAACTTCGCAAATTACTGAATTTAGTGGAACAGTAGCTTCAACTTACACCAACCTAACTTCAACAAATGTTCCACTAAAAAGCGAAATTGAAGCAATCGTTAATTTATATTTAGATGTGCCCACTGGTGAAACTAATGGTCGGGCAATTATTTTTAAAGATTTAATTTCAAATCAACAGAAACAAGTTATTGTATCAAAACCAACCTCAACAATAGTTTTCTTTAGCGTTATACCAGATGTTTTAATTGGTTTGAATTCAAGCGGGCAATTTCAATATAAATCAACAGACGCATCAACTGGTTTGGATACCTCGACAACGGGGACATTCCAAATCAAATTAAATGGCTGGATTGATAATAACATTAAATTATAAAATATGAAAATATTAAAAAAAGGAACACAAATAAAACAATTTGCAAACGATGAACAATTGGGTTCATTTTTTGATGACTGGATAAATATTACAAACACTGAAGAAGGTAAAAAGTACCTTCTCCAAAAAGCAAAAGAGGCTAAAATTGCACAATTAAGAGTCAATTTAGACAATGAATCAAAAAAACCATTTTCTTTAATTGGAGTAAAACAAATTGACAAAGACAACAAAGTTATTGGAACGGTCAATGCTTTTTACAACATTCAAGATGTTAATTCATTAACTGACTCTGCAAATATTATTTTTGCTGGCTCAATTATGAAAATACAAGCATTTTTAAAATTGTTTAGTGTTGCAATTGGAAAAGATTTTGATGCTATAAAAGCTCAAGTTAATGCATTGTCAGATAATCCTGAAACTGTAAGTATTGCAAATATTCCTTACACAACTAAAGATGATAAAGGCAATGAAATTAGGGTTTTATTATCTTTTCAAAAAATCGAAGAGATATTTGCTCATATTTTTACCAGAGTTGCTACTAAAACAAATCTTTTTAATATTATTGAAGAGAAAATTAAAAAAGCTACTTCAATTGAAGAATTAGAGAAAATTGATATTAACCTTAATTAAACCCTATGAGTTTTTGCCAAATTAAAACAAGATTAAAATTTGAAATTGTTGGCGACAACAGATTTAAACTTCTTGAAGATTTTACTTTTGACAATGGCGAAAGAGTTTTTTTAATACCAGCTGGTTTTATTACTGATGGTTTCACAATACCATCATTATTTAGCCCACTTCAATCGCATACTGGAAAAGGTGTTGAAATAGCAGTTGTCCACGATTATTGTTATTCAATGTACCGCCCAGACGATATAACAAGAGAAGAGGCTGATTTAATATTTTACAATGGTTTAATTTGTTTAGGAATGCACCCAATAAAAGCTAAATTAATGTATTTAGCCGTTAGGTTATTTGGCAAAAGAAAATTTAGGAGGAAATAATGGATTTTATCAATCTATTTAATTTAATGAAACAAGCACCCGAATTTTCAATTATAGTTGGTGCCATTTTTATTTATTTATTAATATTTTTTATAAAAGCTAAGGGAAGAGATGAGGTATTAAAGATTATTAAACCAATGGATTTAAGGCTTCAAAGAATTGAAAAAAAACTCAATATCACAGATAATGGACTTTAAATTTATAGAATTTTTAAAAGATATAATAAATGAAAGTATCTATGCAAGCATTGCCAAAATTGCAATAGGTATTTATTGTTTAAAAAAGGCTATTCAATTTATCATCACTGGTATAAATATTGCTTTTAAGACCAAAGAAAAAGCAAATGAATATATTGAATTAAAAAAAGATGTTATTGATTTAAAAAAAGATAATATTGAAAATAAAGAAAGAGATTTAAAAACCCACGAATTAATCAAAGATTTACAAACAGATTTAACTGCATATAAAAAAAGAACTCACAAGATAGAAAATGACAATACAGCTTTAAACAAACTGGTTGAGAAAAATGTCGACCTATTAGAAAAATTAAATAAAAAATTATGAAAAAACTAAAAAATATTGCCATAATAGTTTTATTTGTTATGTTATCATTCGCTTGTTTAATCCCACTCTTTGCATTATACCAATATGCAGTTTTACAAAAGCAGGAATATTTAGAAATATATCAAAATATTAAAGATGTTGCAATTTACTTTATACCAATTATTTTATCAATGGTTGGCATCGGAACTTTTAACCTAAAAAAATAATGTTATCCATTAAGTTTTTTATAAAAGAATTAAAAGATATGGGTTCTAATATTGATTGGTTCATAATATTTTTAATGTCCACCATTTTAAACATTATTTTAATATTTATATTATTTTATGAATAAATATATAATTATAATTACTGCCCTTCTTTTCATCGCTAGCAATACTTTTTCTTATTTTAAGGGGAAAGATACTGGCATTGAACAACAACTCGAAAAAGACGAGATTTTGAGGCAGGAGCAAGAAGAATTTCACCGAGACAAAATCCAAAAATTAAATGAAAGTTTAAAAAATGTTAAATATGACAAAAAAAGGGATTATAATTTTACTGGCAATCTTGATGACGACCAGTTGTTGCAAGCCTTGCAATAACAAGTCTTTGACAGAGAAACAGTATAAAGAGATTGAACAAACAATTCCTGATTATCCAAGATTGGATTTATTTACAATTGAGGAAAGAAAGAGAATAGCTTCACTGCCACCACTTTATAAAGAATATAATTTAAAAATTATCAATTGGACTAAATGCCAAAAACAAAATGAATGTTTATGATTGAAAAATTAAAAAATTTTTTTAGAAGAAAACCACAATTAGAGCAAGCATTAATAAAAGAATTTATCATTGATAGATTCTATTCGCTAAATGGCGAAGGCGACACTATTGGCATAATGACCCATAAAGACCAATTCTTTTGTTATACACTAGAAAGACCCTTCATTGTCCAAAATATCATTAACGGCAGAGATAATCCAAGCACAAAAGAAAATGAATCGTGCTGTATTCCTGCGGGAGAATATTTTGCTGATTTCACTTATTCCAATAACTTTAAGAAAGTTTTGTATTGTTTGATTGGAACTGGTAAAAGAACTATGAAAAGAATACACATCGGTAATACTCAAGATGATGTAAAAGGTTGTATTCTGCTAGGTGAAAGAATGATAAGAAATGTAAAACACCTCGGAAAATCTTATAATTTCTTTTTAGGTTCATCAGAAAAGGCAATCAATAAATTTCACAACATTTGTAAAGGTGAAAGAATAAAAATAATTATTAGAGACCAAAACCAAACTGAAACTTTTAATAAATTTAAATTCGAATAATATGATAATTTTTTTAATAGCTTTTTTATTTTCTTTGAATGTCGAAGCAAAAAACCTTTATGTTTATAAAGTGGAAAAAATTACTGATGGCGACACTATTAAACTTGATACATCAAAAGATGGCTCATTGTTAAAAGAATTGGGGCTTAGTGTTAGAATTTATGGTGTTGATACTCCAGAGAAAGGCTCAAGGGCTAAATGTAAAAAGGAAAATGACTTGGCAAATCTTGCAACTGAATTTACAACAAATTTAGTTGGTAAAAGAGAAATAATGCTCGATGTTAAAAAATGGGATAAATTCGGTGGAATAATCTAA